TTGGCAACCTTATCAATGAGTTGGATGATCTCGTTACGACTCATAAAGCCGCCGACAATGCCTTTAGCTGGCGCTATGCGGTTTATCAGTTCTGTGATTTCTGATGCGATGCTCATGCTGTTTCTCCTTGAGGTTGTGGGGTATGCCATGCTGACTGCAAGGCGGTGAAGTTAACTGGCGCAACTGTGACTGTGGACAGGAACAGACCCTTACCATGCAGCTTGCGCCCCCAATCGTCTGTAGCCTTGGTATTGGTCAACTCCTTACGCTTAACAGCGTTGTAGACGTTTGTAGGCTTGTAGCCAGCCTCTACCAGTTCATCCATAGTGCGATGCTCTTGGCAGAAGTCTTGAAGGTCGGTCATGCTTCCCTCGCTTTCAGCATTGCGTCTGCCCACTGATAGGCTGTATCAGCAATAATGCCCTTTGACATTTCGATTGCATCTTCAATCTCATATGATTTTTTTAAGGTTTTAAAAATACGATTGTGCATTTCTCCCATTAGGTTTTCCATTGCCTTTGCCGCAAAGTAGTCCCGCAAGGTCATGCCAAACTCATGCGTATTGGGGTCGTGCATAGGGGGAAATGCTAGTGGGTTTTTCATGATGACCACCATGAAGCCAAGAGGACTGCAAAGCCAATGCCGATTGCAATGGCGGTGAGAAAATCAAGGGTAGAGTCAGCGCGGCGATTTAAGCGCTTTGCTTGCTCTTCCATGTAAGGGTGTTGGGTGTGGTTCATTTGAGGTGTCTCCTTTGGTTTAATAGTCTTGACCAGCACGAGCGGGTTGTGCGCCTAAGAACTCAGCGTTGTAGGGTGCGTTGTGGTTGAATGAAGGTGTTTGAGTTAAGTTTTGTAATGGAATAATTTCAATCAAAGTATCATCAGACAAGTAGCGTCTTGATCGTTCTTCATTGTCTACAAACCAATCGTGTTTATTCAGATAAATCTGTTTATCAGATTGTCTCCACATCCATCCAATGTATTTGTAAATAGTACGCCCACCAACAATTTTGAATCCAACATTATTTGGTAATTCATCATTTTCAGACATGATATGCAAATCAATTAATGGCATTTGAGTCAACATCTTCAATTCTCCTTTAAGGTTGAAAGATGGGGCTTGCGCCCCGTTGGGTTGATTAGGCGGCTACTAACTCTTTAACAGCTTTGGGGCGCTGGATGACAGTCTGCTTGACTCCATTGCGAACACCATGATCTTTAACAGTGGCGGTGATGGTGAGAGTGTCACCCTTGCTACGCACAGTACCCTCTGGAGTCCAAGCAACAGCATCAGAGTTACCTTTGTAGATGACAACATTTTTGTCGGCATCTTCCATGATGTAGATGTAGCTAGTGCCATACGCACCATCTAAAACAACGATATGACCAATGGTGAGGGTAAGGGTCAACTTAGCACCAACTTCACCCAAGTGGGTGCGTGAGGCATTCAAGGCAGCTTCTTTGTCAGCCCACTCAGCTTTACGAGCAGCCTTGGCATCAATGCCTTTAAGGATAGCGGCGCACTGCTTTTCGCTGAGTTTGCCCCATGTATAAAAAGAGTTAGCCATAGAGCCAATAAAGCTATCTTCATAGCCCATAAAGTCACCATGACTGTTATGTATGATGCCAGCGGTCAAAGCACTTTCAATTTCGCCAGCACGATCAGTCTTGGTGCGCCAAGTTTTCTGAGCGTTAGCAATGATGTAGCTTTTAACGGCATTGTGATATGCCACTGGGTTTTCGATAACTGGTGAGAAGTTGTTAGCCATTTTGAATCTCCTGCTTGGTTGTTGATGTTGCCAATCATATAGAGTTGGACTACTAAGTCAACCCCTACCTATTTAATCTCACACATTTCACTAGGGTATTTAATCAGATAGCACTTGACTAATCAATCCAATCTTCCCTAGAATCCTTACCCATGAACACTCCAACCATGCAAACCATTGAAAACATTAGGGAAAAGGCTGAAAAGGCTGGCTACACCATTACTGATGTAGCTAGACACGCTGGCTTTGACCCCTCTCAGGTATCTCGTTATGCCACTGGTAGAACCATACCATTGGTGACTTCAATACAACGGCTAGAAGAATCGGTAGATTCCCTAATCCAGCAGCGTCTTATGGCTTTAAACAGAGGTACAGAATGACCACTCAATTCTTCACCCCCAAACGCATCATTGGCATTGATGTAGGGCTTAACGGCGCTATAGCCATGATGAGGGGCGAAACATTAACTGGTGTAGTCGATATGCCAACTGTCACCCTAACTCGCAATGGCAAAGCCAAGCGTCAGATCAGCATCCCCGAACTGATTGAAATCCTTGATCTGTTTAAGCCTGAAGAAGCGTTCATAGAACGCGTTTTTGCAATGAGTGGGCAGGGGGTGACAAGCGTCTTTAGCTTTGGGCGCTCTCTAGGGGCTATAGAAGGCGTTATAGCGGCTAGATCAATCAAGTCCACTCTCGTAACTCCTCAAGTTTGGCAGAAAGCTATGGGAGTTTCAGGCGGCAAAGATGGCGCTAGAGCAAGGGCAATGGAAGTCTTCCCTTGGAATGTTGACCTGTTCAAAAGGGTCAAAGATGATGGTCGTGCTGATGCGGCACTCATTGCCGCTTGGGGGTTAAGGCATGGCTAATCCATTTGAGATCAAAGAACCTACCTGTATCAGCTTCTCAGGTGGTAGGACTAGCGCATATATGCTGTGGCGTATTCTTGACGCTAATAATGGAATACCCCCCCCCACGCAAGGGTTATGTTTGCAAATACGGGCAAAGAGGAGGAAGCAACCTTGAAGTTCGTTAATGATTGCTCTGTCAACTGGAATGTGCCAATCACTTGGGTTGAGTATCGGGATGCAGACCCTGCATTTGCTGTTGTCAATTACGAAACTGCCAGCAGGAACGGCGAACCATTTGAGGCATTGATACGCAAGCGTCAATACTTGCCCAACCCCGTGACAAGGTTTTGCACTTCTGAATTGAAGATTCGCAGCATCCACAAATATCTGAAATCTACTGGATGGGATGACCATAACGAAACAATGGATTGGATTGGCATGAGGGCTGATGAGCAGCGTAGAGCCGCCAAGATTGCCGATAAATCAAGGATGCCACTTGTAGCTGCTGGCGTAACCAAAGAAACTGTTGGTGAGTTTTGGAGAAACCAATCCTTTGATCTTGAACTTCCAAACATCAATGGCGTGACTTATCACGGCAACTGTGATTTATGTTTCCTTAAAGGCGGCTCTCAAGTGTTATCTCTAATTGCAGAAAAACCTGAACGTGGTATATGGTGGGCGCAAATGGAGGCACTGGCACTGGCACTGGCAAGCAAGCCAAGCGGTGCGGTGTTCCGTTCCGACAGACCATCCTATAAATCCATGATTCAATTTGCGGCTGAACAAAAAGATATGTTTGACCCCAATGAAGAATCTATTGCTTGCTTTTGCGGAGACTAATCATGGATGATAAAGAACGGCAAACCTTGCGTGAGCATATCGTTTGGCTAGGCTCACAACTTGAGCAAGAACGCAAGCAGAACCAACAGACTGTAGTCTTCATCAAGCGTCTGCTAGACCCTGAAGATTTAGGTCATGCAGTCTCAAATGAAACAAGGCAAATAGCCTATCAATTACTCATTGAAAACCATCACATTGAAAGAGCATCATGGCAATCAAACAATTAAGCCTTAGAGCATCAGCGGCATCTAGATGGATTGCCTGTCCCGCCTCTGCCAGACTCTCAGCACTGATGCCCTATGTCGAGGGCGGCGAAGCGGCGAAGATCGGGACTGCCATTCATGCCTTGGCGGAGACTTGCTACCAGCTTGACTCTGACCCCATGAAGTCAATCGGTACAGTGGTGGAAGGTATCACCATGACTGAGGAAAACTGTGAGATGGCTCTTGAGCATCTGAAAGCTATTTGGGCTATGGAAGATGAATTAGGTAAGGGTAGCGTGACAGTCGAGAAGTTCCTGCAATACCAAGACACTTACAAAGCCAAGGTAGGCGGTACAACTGA